CCATAATCTTTACCCCGAACTCCCTTCGTTTCGTCTATCCGCGAAAGTCAGAGTTTGGTCTGCTACTGTTTTGGTATGAACCTACGCGTGGGAAGGGCTTTTGATTATGGCGACTATGGGCAGACCGCCTAAGCCGATCGAGCTAAAGCGGGCCACTGGCAACCCCGGTAAACGGGCTTTACCCGATAAGAGTTCGGTTATTCTTTTGCCCGCGGTTTCGGCTGTTCCCGAACCCAGCCGCGAACTGCTCGGCGCTGGCCTAGAACTTTGGGATCGGGTTTGGTCTATGGGTCATTCTTGGATTAGTCCTTCGACGGACGTAGACCTTTTGCTTATTGTTTGCGAGCAAATGGACGAACGGGTTTGGCTTAGGGAGAAGGTTCTGGCTGAAGGCGAGAACGAAGATCGTAAAGCCCTTCGTATGTTGGAGCGGGCTATCGTGGATAATCTTTCTTTGCTTGGGTTTAGTCCTACTGATAGAAGCCGCCTTGGAGTTGCCGAAGTAAAGAAGCAGACAAAGCTTGAAGAGTTATTGGCTAGGAAATCGCAACGTGAGTAGTTGGCCGCCCGCTTGGGTTACTGCGGTTAGCGAAGAAGCGATAAAGGCTGGGGACGGCAATTACGTCGCCGAGTTCGCTGAAGCGTTCGGGTCTATCGGTAAGGACGGAATCGCGGGCGCTATGGGGCAACCGCTCAGACTTCGGGACTGGCAGAAGGAACTATTGCGCCGAGTTTATGCGCGAGATTCTGAAGGCGGCTTAGTTCATCAAACTTGCCTAATCGGTATGCCCAGGAAGAACGGCAAAAGCGCTCTATCTTCTGCGGCTATCGGTCTTTACAGTTTGCTCGGTGAAGGTATTGGCGGTGGAGAAGTTATCGCGGTGGCCGCCGAGAAGGAACAGGCCAGAATTGTTTTCAACGAAGCGAAGAGAATGGTCGAGTCGTCGGAACTTAGCGAGTTAGTTCAAATCTATAAGGACTCGATCTACGTCCCTTCGACTAACTCAGTTTTCAAGGTAGTCTCTGCCGAAGCTTACTCGAAAGAAGGTTTGAACTGTTCGCGCGTAATTATGGACGAGCTCCACGCGCATAAGAACCGCGACCTATTCGACGTTTTCAGTTTAAGTTTGGGTAACCGCGGCAAACTGGCTCAATTAGTAGCGATTACCACGGCAGGAACTAAGACAGATTCTACGGGCGAAGACTCTATTGCTTACAAACTTTACAATTACGGCAAACAGATAATCAACGGCGAAGTGATAGACCCAGCGTTCTTTATGGCGTGGTGGGAAGCCGACCCCGAAGGCGACCATAAAGACCCTGCTCAATGGCGCAAAGCAAACCCAGGTTTTAACGATCTAGTTTCCGAGCAGGATTTCGAGAGCACAGTTAGGCGCACTCCTGAAGCCGAGTTTCGAACTAAACGTCTTAATCAGTGGGTTAGCCAGAAACAGGCTTGGCTACCTGCGGGCGCTTGGGAGAATCTGAAACGGGACTTCGAAATGTCCCCAGACGACGAGTATGTTCTCGGCTTCGACGGGTCTTGGAATAATGACTCGACTTCGATCGTGGCCGTTATCTTGCCGAAAGAAGAAGGGCAACCCTTCAGAGTGGTCCGAGCGGCTTCGTGGGAGAAGAACTTCGCGGTAGACGACGACTCTTGGAGAGTATCGAAGGACGAAGTAACCGCTTGGCTTCTTGACTTCGTAGACAAGTTTCCGCGCATAAAGGAAATGGCTTGCGACCCGTCTTATTGGTTCGACGAGCTTCTTCTCTGGCAGGAATCAGGAATCCCCGTCGTAATGTATCGGAACAGTCCCGAACGAACAGTCCCCGCAACTTCGAAACTTTACGACGCTATCCAAAATGTAAAATTTATACATAATGGCGATCCGTCGCTTTCAAGGCACATAGATAACTGCGTTCTCAAAATGGACGCTCGCGGCGCAAGAATCACGAAGGATTACAGACAACCGAAACTGAAGGTCGATAATGCTATCGCTTTACTTATGGCTTACGACAGGGCTTCGGCTAGAATGGAAGAACAAGTTATCCCGCAGTTCTACTCTTAGGCAGGTATGTTAGCTACTCTTACGCAAGCTCTCGGCTTAGTCGCTATCGCTATAGGCGTTGGCTTTATCTTTCCGCCCGCAGGTCTGATCGTGGCAGGTATCGGGCTAACCCTTTTCGGCTTGGCTTTAGAAAGAAGTAAATAATGCTAGGTAATCTCTTCGAAGGTCGAGCGATAAGTTTTCAGACTGTTTGGGGCGCTGGCTCGGACTTAGAGATACAGAATCAGTCTGGAACGATTATCAACCCTAAGACTGCTTTCGAGATCGTCGCTTTCTTCTCAGCGGTTAGCCTAATCAGCGATACTATCTCGACTCTTCCGCTTGGCGCTTACCGCCGCGAACTTGGCCAAAGGGTTTACCTAACTAACCGCCCTGCTTGGGTGGACCAGCCAGATATTGACTCAAGCCGCTCGGCGCACTACCAGCAGGTTCTAGTTTCCCTTATGGTCAATGGCAACTCTTATACAAGGGTTTTTAGAAATAACGCTGGAGAAGTAGTAAACCTAGTAGTTCTCGATCCGACGAAGGTTACTGTTACCCGTTCTGCTATCGGTCGCAAAATCTTCTCTTATGACGGCGAACCTAACGGACTCACTTCGGACGACATAATCCACATAACAGACCTTCTTGAACCCGGCGCTATAAAGGGCATTAGCCGAGTCGAGAAACTCAAGGAAGCCTTGGGCGTGGCTTCGGCGCTTCAGTCTTTCGCCGCCCGCTTCTTCGGTCAGGGTGCGACTACTCAGGGAATTATCGAGTATCCAGGTAATCTTCTGCCAGACCAAGCGAAGCAACTGCGCGACGGCTTCGACTCCGCGCACAAGGGATTCCGCAGAGCACACCGAACAGGAATCCTAACGGGTGGCGCAACTTACAAAACTACGACTGTAAACAATGACGCGGCCCAGTTCCTAGAGAGCCGCCGCTTCTCGGTGGAAGAAATTGCGAGAGCGTTCAACATTCCGCTTTCAATGATGGGCATTCCTGGCACCCAGAGCTACGCGTCTGTCGAGCAAAATGCCATTCAGTTTGTAACTCACTGCTTGCGTCCTTTTATCGAGAAGATTGAATGGTCTTATTCGAAACTTCTCGCACCAGGCGAGTTTATTAAGTTCAACGTGGACGGCCTTCTTCGTGGCGACTTCAATTCAAGAACTACCGCTTACAACTCTGCGCTTCTAACGGGCTGGCTTTCAGTGGACGACGTTCGACGCTTCGAAGATTTGCCACCTGTAAACGGCGGCGGAGTTTACCGAGTGCCACTTGCTAACGTAGATCTAGCGGCCGCAGGTCTGGTCGAGCAACAGCAAAAAGTTATTATGGCTAAGACTCTTACGGACGCGGGCTTCGACCCCGCCGACGTTCTTGCGAAACTGGGTCTGCCAGAGATTATTCACACTGGACTACCTTCGACGCAACTTCAGTCAGTCGCTCAGATAAACCCAGAAGATCCCGAAAGCGTCTACTAATGGCAATTAGTTCGGGGCAAGTTACAGTAGGAACTACGCGCGTTCAACTGAACGGCACAAGCCAAAGCGTTTATCGTTTACATATCCATAATAACGATAATCAGATAAATCTTTATCTTGGCGGCGGCGACGTTACAACTTCTAATGGACTTATTTTAGAAAAGACCGATTCCACAGAGATTCAGGTTTCTCCCGGTGATTCTGTTTGGGTTGTATCAAGTTCAAGTAATCACTTAGTTAGTTGGCTGAAGGTAACCTAATGCCTTACTACATTACGGACGAAGCGGCGGACTGCTCAGGCTGGGCGGTAGTCGATCAGGGCGGCGAAGTTTTCGGTTGCCACGAAACAAAAGACTCGGCTATTGCTCAGGCGGTCGCTATTAGTCTTGGCGACGACGAACCTTTTATGGGAGAGAGAAATGAAGCGGGCGAACCTATTGTTATTAGTGATCTTGACGACACTCTTATTCGTGGTAATTCTCTAATTCGCAAAACCTATAACTATCTTCAGTCGCTCGACGCGGCGCTTTTCATAGTTACGGGCAGGTCTGTAGACGACGAAGCGGACACTAAGCAGACCCTAGACGATTTGGGCGTTTCTTATACCCGCCTAATAATGAACCCAGGTTCTAGCGAAGATCAGACCGAATACAAGCGGGCCACCGCCGAGAAACTTCTCGAAACCTATAACATTATCGAAGTTGTCGAGAATAACTATGACGCGCTCGCGGCTTACCGCACACTCGGTCTAAAAGCGACTGACCCTGTTGCTCTCCCAGACGAGAACTCGGTTCGCGCGATAAATCAGGACGCACCCGCCTATATGAGAGCGGCGGCCAGACAAGGACTTCGCTACTACGAGCAGGGACTAGCGGGCGACGGCGTAGTCGATAGAACTATCCGAGAAGCTCGACTTATGGCAGTAGGCCAAGTTTCAGACGACAAATGGATTCGAATAGCGGCGTGGATTGCCCGCCACCTAGTAGACCTTGATAGTCCAGACGCGAACCCTAATTCAGACAACTATCCTTCGGCGGGCGTAGTTGCTCACCTTCTCTGGGGTAGTGGACCAAGCAAGACCGCCGCTCGCCGCGCTCAAGATTACGCCGACTCGGTGGTTGCTAGAATTAGAGAACAAGAAGAAAGCGAACGTATGATTGAACAGACCCGCGCTCTCCCAGACGAACTAGCCGTCGGCGACTATGTTGCTTGGCTTATTGGGACTGAAGCCTATGCTGGGGAAGTTGTAGCCCTTGAAGGCGATTCTGCTCAGGTTACTATCTACGAAGAAGAAGATAGAAACTGGGAATCCACTGGCCTAACTGTTACTGTCCTTATCGCCGATCTAAAGAAGGTCCAGCCGCTTATCGAGCCCGAAGAACTTCCAGAACTTACCGAGTCTATGGTTATTCCTACCCGAACGAAGTGGCTAAACGCGGCTTACGCAATAAAGGCCAGAATCGAAGGCGTATCGGACGAAGGCAGGGCCAAGAACCCTAATGAAACCCGAACCGCAGACGTAAAGTTCGAGATTCGTGAAACAGGCGACGGAATGACCTTCGAAGGCTACGCGGCTGTTTTCAATTCAGACTCTAGCCCGCTACCCTTTATCGAACGTATCGCGCCGGGTGCTTTCCGCAAGAGCCTTCAGTCTAGGAACGATATAAAGCTTCTCTGGAATCACGATACGGGAATCGTTCTTGGATCGACTAGAGCGGGGACCCTGCGCCTAGTAGAAGATTCTTTCGGCTTGAAGGCTATTGCTTCTCTCCCGGACACTCAGGCAGGGCGGGACGCTTCTGTTCTTCTTAAACGTGGGGACGTTTCGGCTATGAGCTTTGGCTTTACTGTTCCGCAGGGCGGCGACTCTTGGGATAAGACGGGTAACGTTCGAACCCTAAATCGAGTTTCGCTTCACGAAGTATCTTTAGTTGCTTTCCCGGCATATATGTCTACAACTGGGACGACTTCGGTTCGCTCGATTGAAGGCGCGATAGACGCAGACACTCTGGCAGACGCTTTGCTAAAACTTGAACTTGGAGAAGAACTAGAAGCGGAGCAAGCAAATCTAGTTAGCGAAGTAGTTAGTAAACTTACTAAGACTCCAGAAGTTCAAGAAGTCGAAGGCGACATTTTGGCGCTGAAGAAGAAGAAGCTCGATCTACTAATGTTAGGAATCTAATGGCAACGAAAGACGAAATCGAACTAGCGGTAAAACTTATCAAGGAAGTCGCTGGAGACCCTAGCGTCGGCGTGGTCAAGGAACTTATCGACGCTATTCAAAACTCGGCTAACGCGACTAAAGAAGTTCGCGTGAAAGCCGCAGAAGAAACTCGCTAATCGCTCGGCGAGTTCCCCGCTAGTCTTCTAACCCTTTCGGCTAGCGGGGTTTTCTTTGCTTGGTAATAATGTTTACTGGGGCTAGGTAATGGTTTCGATTGTCGTCTAAGACTCTCAGTGAGAAGCGACAAGACCAGAGTTCGATTCTCTGCTAGTCCACCATTTCCGCATTACACTCACCATTTAGAATTGTTTATAGGTTCTGAGTCTGCTCGACCTGCTCTGCTCTGAGTCTGCTCGGCAGAAAATCCCTAATCAAACAAACAAAGGAATATTATGTCTGAGTTTATTAAAGCTCAGGCAGACGTTCGTTCAAACCTAATCGCGCAGGTCCGAGAAGTTATCGACCTAGCCGAGCAGGAGAAGCGCGGATTGTCTGCCGAAGATCTACAGAAGATCGACCGCCTAGAAGCAGATATCGCTTCAGCGGACTCTTCAATCGCTACCGCACAGAAGGTCGCACAGCGTTCGGCTGAAGCGGCTCAGGCGGCGGCTTCATTCACTCCTACCGCTGAAACTTCGAGTTCAGACGCAGACGTTTTGCGTTCAATTGCTCGCGGTGAAATGCGCGGAACTGAGTTCTCACGTCGCGCCGCTCTTGTGCCAAGCGCGAACACTGTCGGAAGCAGTTTTTACGACCAGGTGTTTCAAATTGCTACGCTCGTAGGACCTATGCTTCAGACTTCAGAAGTTTTCAACACAACTTCCGGGGAGAACTTGGTCATTCCAACTGCCACCGCAATTTCATCTTCGACCGCAACTGCGGCAGGTTCGGCAGTTCCAGAGAGCAACCCTACTTTCGCAAGCATTACTCTTGGAGCTACGAAGTTCGGTGCGCTAGTTAGTGTTGCTAACGAACTAGTAGCCGACGCAGGGTTCGACATTAGCGCATATATCGCGCAACAGTTGGGCACGTCTCTAGGTATTGCTATGAACGCGGAACTAACTACTGGAACTGCTGGTCTTGTAACTTCAGCGGGCTCAGTTGTAACAGGTGGCACTGGAGTTTCTGGTGTTGCGAGTTACGAAAATCTAATCGACTTGGTATATGGAATTGCCGACGGAGCTCGCGTTTTGCCCGGGCTCGGTTTCCAAATGTCTAAGAGTGGTATCGCGGCCGCGCGCAAACTTAAAGACGGCGCGGGCAATTACATCTGGCTAGACAACGCAGTAAACGGACAGCCAGCACAGTTGCTCGGTTACCCTGTCTTCGAGAACCCGGCAGTCCCGGCAACTGGAACTGGCACTAAGTCAGTCCTATTTGGGCACTTGCCGTCTTACAAAGTTCGCGTCGCAGGTGGAATCCAGATCGCACAGTCAAGCGACTACGCTTTCAACACAGACGTTACAACTTTCCGGGGAACTGTTCGTGTTGGCGGTGGCTTGACCATTCCTAGCCACGTAGGTTTCTTCAAGGGTGGCGCAAGCTAAACCTTAGAACCTAGTTCTAGACTGGTAGACCCCGTAAGTGCGTAGGCTTGCGGGGTTTACCTTTGCTTGGTTTCTGTGATACGCTTACGAAGCGGTTTCCCCCTAGTTACCGAAAAGAAAACCCCGCCGACTTAAAATCGGTGGGGTTTTCGCTATGCTTGAGAAATGGCTAAATCTACGCAGAAACTAAAGGGCACTGTAACGCTCTACTCAAACAGTCCGGGGCAACCTACGGGCTACGGGGTCCAAGCTCAGGTTCTTATTGAACAGATGAAGCGGGCGGGGCTTGACGTGGCCGCTCAGTCGAATTATGGTCTTGAAGGCAACCGATCTACTTATAGAACGGCTTATGGGGAGATTCCGCACTATGCGCGGGGTAGCGACCCTTATTCGAATGACGTTGCGCCTATGAATCACGCGCACTGGAAATCGCTAAACGGAGACCAGCCCGATTTGCTTTTAGGTCTGTATGACTGCTGGGTTATCAAGGGTAAAGCGTGGGATAAGCACCCTGTAGCTTGGTGGACTCCGCTTGATCACGTTACTATGCCGCCTATGGTCGAAGAGTTCCTGCGGAAAGAGAACGTAACACCTATCGCTATGAGCCCGTTCGGGGTTCGGCAAATGGAGTCGAAGGGTATTGCTTGCGAGTATGTTCCGCACGTCGTAGACACAAAGGTATTCAAGCCGACGGCTACGATCGGCGGGCAACCCGGCAGAGAGTATCTTGGCGTGAAGGACCAGTTTGTTATTGGTATGAACGCCGCGAATAAAGCTTCGGGCCTTATTCACCGCAAAGCCTTTAGCGAGAATTTACTGGCTTTCTCGATCTTTAGGCAGTCGCACCCAGACGCGGTGCTTTATCTACACACAGACCCGTTAGGGAGTGCGGGCGGTTGGAATCTTATTACTATGGTTCAGGCTTTCGGTATCCCGAAGGAAGCAGTTTTGTTTGCGCCTTTTATCGACTATAAATACGGAATCTCTAATACAGACTTAGCAGGGCTTTATTCGACTATGGACGTATTTCTTGCCCCGTCCTTCGGAGAAGGATTTGGAGTTCCAACTATTGAAGCCCAGGCTTGCGGAGTGCGGACTATCGGCTCAAACTGGGCCGCTACTCCAGATCTAGTTTCAGACGACTCTTGGCTAGTCGAAGGGCAACCTACTTGGGACGCTTCTCAGTCGTCTTTCTGGCAAGTCCCGCTAGTCCCGTCGATTGTCGCCGCGCTCGAAGAAGCGTATAAAGCCGAGCGTGGAGTCTCCAAGAAGTCAGTCGAGTTTGCTCAACAGTTCGATTCCGAAACTGTTTGGCAGAATCATTGGTTGCCGACGCTAACTAAATTGCTCAAACGCTAATCAGATAGAATGGGTTTATGGCAATTACTAACGGATACGCAACCCTAGCGGAAGTTAAGGCCGCGCTCAGAATCGGGGATAATCTCGACGATTCTTTGCTCGAAATGGCGATTGAGTCTGCTTCTCGCCTACTGGATTCTTATACCGCGCGAAGCTTCTACAACGCTGGAACTGCGGTCCGCTATTTTGAAGCTACTAACGATTTCCTAACTAACCTAGACGACGCAATAACGATTACGCAGGTCGCTACAGACACTTCTGCGGACGGAACTTTCGATATTATTTGGCAAGCAGACGACTACCAGTTAGAGCCGCTAAATGGACGAGTAGACGGACTCGTAGTTCCTTACAACGCCATTAGAGCAATTGGCGACTATACGTTCCCTATTTGGGGCGGAGAAGCCTTAGTCAAGGTAACGGGAGTTTGGGGCTGGTCTGCCGTCCCTATCGCCATTAAGCAAGCAACGATTATTCAGTCAAGCCGTATTTTCAAACGTCTAGACTCGCCCCTTGGCGTGCTCTCGTCGCCCGATCTCGGCTTTATCCGAGTCGGCGCAAGAATCGACCCGGACGTTGCTCAACTTGTAGACCCTTATAGGATCGTGAAGTTCGCCTAATGGCTTCTATTTCCGCTCTTCGGTCTGGACTTGCCGCTAACCTTCTTACCGCTAACGTTCGAAGCTCGGCCACTCTTCCAGAACTAGTAAACCCACCCTTCGCGCTAATCGTCCCTGCGGGCGTAACTTACCACCGCGCTTTCAATGACGCACTTAGCGAATACAATTTCACAGTTACTCTAATCGTAGGTAGAGCAGACGCTAGAACGGCCCAGAACGCTCTTGACGCTTATTGCTCGGCTAGCGGAGTTTCATCTATCAGACGTGCGATAGAATCAGATAAGACTCTCGGCGGCGTGGCTTACGCTGTCGTGGTTACCGATATGCGCAACTACGGCGCAACAAATATCGGGGAAACAACATACCTAGCGGCAGAATTTAACGTTGTCGTTCAGGCTGACTAAAAAAGGAAAAAAATGCCAAAAGTAGTAGTTACATCAAGATTCGTCAGTCTAAACGGAACTGACCTATCGTCAAGCTTGGCTGGGGCTTCGCTTGAAATTACTGTCGAAGAGATCGACAAGACTTCGCTAGGTTCGCAGGGCTGGCGCGAAGTTGCCGCAGGTCTAAAGAGTGGTTCGGTCACTCTAAACTTTCTCCAGGACTTCGGAGCAGGTTCGGTAGACGCAACTCTATTCCCGCTCTTGGGAACTGAAGGAACTGTAGTCATTCGTCCAGCTTCGGGAACTGTCTCTGCCACAAATCCCGCCTATAGCGCAACTGTCCTGGTGTCTCAATATATGCCAATCACGGGCGCAGTCGGCGATCTCCAGACATTCGATATCACGATTCCGACTGTCGGGGCAATAACGCGGGCAACCGCCTAATCCAAAAGGATAAACAAGAATGAGAATAACCCTACGCGTTAGTTTTCTAAACGGCGAAACTAAAGAAGTGGTTTGCTCGGCTAGTGATCTAGTCAAGTTCGAAAATCACTTCAATATGTCCGTGGGTAAGTTGGAGAATGATTTAAAGATAAGCTACTTGCTTTTCTTGGTCCACGCTTCAGAAACCCGCACGAAAGCAACTACTCTCGACTTCGATACTTGGGTCGATACTGTAGATACAGTCGGCGCAAGTGAGGAACTAGACCCAAAATAGTAGGTCTAGGCGACGATAGTTCCCATTGGTATATCGCTAGCCTAGCTTGCGAAACAGGTATCGCTCCAAGTGTCCTTCTAGAGCAGTCAGATCGTATGCTCTGGACTATGGGGCGATACCTTATTTGGAAAGCAAACGAAATGAGTAAACGATAATGGCAGACGTTATCTACTCAAACGTTCGTGAGCTAAATCGGCGGCTAGACCTTATTGATGTGAAGTTGAAGCGGGAACTTCAGAAGGAAGCAAAGAAGCCCGCGAAGGTAATTCAGGACGCTATCGTAAAGGCTATCCCTGCTTATTCTCCGTTTCTTGGTAAACGTAAAGACGGCTGGAGTCATAACGGGCGAACTTCGTGGAATAACTCTGTTAACTATAAAAAACAAAGAGTTCCCGCCAAATCAGTTTCAGTTAGTTTCAAGAGCACTGGATCTAAAAAAACTCTTATCACTTCGTTAGTAAGAGTAGTTGCGAACGCACCTTCGGTTGCCATAGCCGATACTGCTCAACGGGCCAGAAGTAAACAAGGCGCGGCTTTTATTGAATCGCTTAATGCTCGTCTGGGCGGTAATCCTTCTCGTATTGTTTGGCCCGCGGTAGATAAGAAACTGCCCGCTGTCGAAGCAGAAGTTAGAATGGTCTTGGATAAATATACAAAAATGGTCAGATTGTAGGAGATTATTAAATGGCAGTAATCGTCCCTATTCTCGCAAAGATAGACCCTAAAGGTTTCAAGGACGCTAAGAAGGGTTTTGGCGACCTTAGTAGCAATATCAAGAAATCTTTGGCTGGTATCGGTGTTGGCCTTGGTTTGGCGGCTCTCACTGGCCAGTTGAAGGCGGCGGGTAAAGCCGCGGCGCAGGACGCTAAATCTCAGGGACTCTTAGCTATTGCTCTTAGAAATACTGTAGGCGCAACTAATGAGCAAATTGCCGCAGTTGAAACTCAGATAACTAAGTTCCAGAATCTTTCGGCTATCGCCGACGACAATATTCGCCCAGCTTTCTCCCGCTTAGTGGTTGCTACGGGCGATATCACTTCGGCGACTGGGCTTATGTCGCTTGCTCTTGACGTTTCGGCAGGAACAGGCAAAGACCTATCTGCCGTTAGTTCGGCTCTTGCGAAAGCCCACGGCGGGCAAGCAACCGCACTAAATAGGCTAGTTCCTGGAATCGCTAATGTTAGCGACAAAATGGCTTTCCTACAGGAAACTTACGGCGGCGCGGCTGAAGCGGCGGCAGACCTAGACCCCTACCAGCGTCTAAGCATAATCTTCGGAGATCTCCAAGAGCAAATCGGTATGGCACTTCTGCCTTATCTAAATCAGTTCGCAGACTGGCTAAGTTCACCGCTAGGGCAAGAGCAACTGAAACTAATTGCTAGGGCCTTCGCTGAGATTGTAACTTCGGTCGCTTCTATGGTTACTTGGCTCGGTAACAATAGGTGGATCGTCCAGACTATCGCTGGTCTTGCGGCTATGGCTAAAGCTTGGGTCGTAATCTTCAACATTACGAAAGCAATTTACGGCGCACAAAAGGCTATCGCCCTAACTCAGTTCGTTATCAAGGGTGCGGAATCGGGTAAGGGCTGGGCGGCTATCGCTACGGCGGCGGCGGCTCTCGCGGCTGGTATCGGAACTTTCGTTGCTCTCGACTTAATGATTGGCAGTATTAGTAGCAACATTAAGAACATTGAAGAGACTACTACTGATCTAAAAGTTCCAGAAATAAAGGGTCTAGACCCCGCAACTAAAGGCACTAAGGCCCTTACTGCGGCTCAGAAGGCGGCGGCGGAATCTAAGAAGAAACTTGCCGCTGAAGCAAAAGCCCTAGCAGAAGCCTTGGCGAAAGAGCAAGAAGCTCTCGCTGATTTAGTAAAAGAACTTCAAGGTCTTACAGGAGCAGTCCAACCGCTTATTTTGCTAGGACGTGAGATAGGACAGTTCGAGCAAGCTTCGGTCGATAGTTTCGACGCTATTGCGGAGTCTATAAAGGACGGAATCGGTAACGGGACGATTATCGAGCGGGCTGGTAGAAACCTTCTTGCTTATGTCGAAACCGAACGTAAAGCCCTAACTGCTATTGCTCGCCAAAGAGACGAACTTGCTTCTAAGCGTGGACTTGCCGAAGCTCTTATCGGTGAAGTAAAAGACGCGGTTCGCGGTTTCGCAACTGTTACTGATTTGGTAAATCAGGAAACGGGCAACCTAGTTTCGAACTTTACAGATGTAGTTTCTAAGACTAAGGCTTTTGCTTCGCAGTTGAAGCAACTCCGCGAACTAGGTCTTGATAAGAACCTGTATAAGCAGATCGTAGACGCAGGGCTTGAAGCGGGGTCTGCTACGGCCGCTGAGATTATCAAGGGCGGCGCTGGAACTGTTAGCGAACTGAATAACCTGTTTAGCGAACTTGAGCGCGTTGGAGCGGCCATAGCGGAAGATACTGCGCTAGTTATGTTCAATAACGGCGTGGAAGTCGCGGGTGGCCTTGTGGCTGGTCTTATGAGCCAAGAGCAAGCCTTAGTGGACGCGGCTACCGCGCTCGCGGACGCGTTTACTTCTACGTTTAATTCTATGATTACAAATCTGAAAGTGCCTTCGCAGGAAATCGAGAGTATGACTCTTAGTATCGCCGATATCGCTAAGGGTAACTCTGGGGTTGCGGGTGCGAATAGCGCAGTGAGTCGCGGGCTGGCAAACCGCTACATAATGGCTACGGGCGGGCAGGGTGCTCAGACTATTACTATCAACGTCCGAGCTGGTCTTGGAACGGACGGCAAGGCAGTAGGTCAGGCTATCCAAGCCGAGCTAAACAAATACAACCGATCGAACGTGGCTCTGGTCTAATGCCTACTGAGAAAGTCGAAATCGGGTTCGACCTGCGGGGCGCGGGTGGGCCATTCCTAGTTTTGGACGACCCAGTTGCGGGCCGACTTGACGACCCAGACTGGGTTCTAGGTGGGACTATTTTTATCGACATAACGGGAGACGTTACGGGTTTCTCTATTCGACGGGGTAAGGCTAACGATATTGCTAACTTCTCTTCAGGTGAAGCGGTCGTCGAACTCAATAATCAGAATCGCTACTATGACCCCACTTACGAAGCGTCCCCTTATTTTGGAAACATTATTCCTAAGCGGCAGGTTCGGATCTCGACTAACGGGACTATTCAGTATTTCGGTTCGGTAGACGACTGGAATCTTGCTTACTCTTCTAATGGCGACGCTATTGCTTCTTTTGTTACTTCGGACGGCTTTGCCGAGCTCACTAATCAGACGTTGCCCGCTTCGACCGCTACGCCGCAGTTTTCAGGTGCGAGAGTGAACGCAGTTCTGGACAGTCCGTTTGTAGAGTGGGCCCCAGATAATCGCCAAATAGATACTGGCTCGGCTTATCTTGGGCCAGACGTAATTGCCGACGGGACTAGCGCACTTGCTTACATTCAGAAGGTCGAGCAGTCGGAACTTGGGCGATTCTTTATCGCTAAGGACGGAAAAGCAACTTTTCAGGATAGAACAGTTGCGCCAAGTTCGGTCGGACTTATCGAACTTTCAAACACTGGGACAGGTATCCCTTATCAAGATCTAGTAGTTATGTATGGCTCGGAAGATTTAGCGAATGAGATTGTAGCGACTTCGGTTATTACTAATACGCAGGTTATCGCTAACGATACAGACTCACAGAACGCTTACGGAATCTATAACCTAACGCTTAATGACCTTCTTCTAAATGACGACACTCAGCTTACCGATACGGCCCTGTTTCTGGCTTCGAAATACTCGCAACCGCAATACAGGTTCGACGCTCTAAACGTCCGCCTAAACAGTTTGACTTTGGCCGAGCAGAATCAAATTCTCGGTCTTGAACTCGGCTCGGTGGTAAAGGTTACGTTCTTGCCGTCCAACCTTCCGCCCGCTATCGTGCGCTACGCCGAGATTATCCGCCTAAATCACTCAGTCGATATCGCGGGCGAACATATCGTAAACTTCGGTCTGGCTACAGTCGATCTAACCTACCTAATTTTGGACGACCCTGTATTTGGTATGCTAGATACTAATAGCAACGTTCTAGGTTTCTAAGGAGTCCCAATTGCCTGGTTTAGGTCGCAAAGTCTTTTCGGCAGGTGAAGTTCTTACTGCCGTAAACGTTCAGGGTTACCTAATGGACCAAACTGTAATGGTCTTTGCTTCTTCAGCGGCTAGAAGCTCGGCGCTGGGAACTGCGGTTTCCGAAGGTATGATGTCTTATCTCGCGGATACTAACGAAGTTACTGTTTACGACGGGGCCGCTTGGCAGTCTGTCGGCGGCGGCGGCGGGTTCGACCAATTTCTACTAATGGGAGCATAAATAAATGCCAACTACTTCATATAAAGTTCTAGCTCAGAACGCAACTTCAGCGACTACTTCGACGGATATTTACACTGTCGGCGCAGGTAAGCAGACTGTTATCTCGACTCTAGTTGTATGTAACCGCGGGGCTACGGCTACGACTTTTCGTATCTCGGTTCGCCCGGACGGGGCAACTCTCGCAAATACTCACTATCTAGCTTATGACGTGGCTATCGCGGCGAACGATTCAACGAACCTAACTCTCGGTATTACTATGGACGCTTCGGACGTTCTAACTGTCTACGCTGGAAACGCTAACCTAACCTTTGCGGCTTTCGGTTCAGAAATCTCTTAGGGGTAGATCGTGGCGATCTCTACACTAAAAAAATCAAGTATTACGACCTTCGATAAGTTCAATAGAACAAGCGGCGGTAACGTTTCAGCCGAAGGACTCTTCGCGTTTGCGGACGCAACTTCTACTTTTAGAACTAGCCCGGACGGGTCTACTTGGACTTCGCGCACAACACCGGGTTCGGTTACTCAGCAATACTTGACCTATCACGGGTCAACTCTTGGCTGGCAATGGTGGAACGGCGGAGCAAACTATATCCCGTCTTTTAATAAGGATCTTCTGACTGGCAAACTAGACGGCGACTACAATAATCAGTCAAATAATAACACCCCTGTTAATAACGGGTGGTTTCAGACGGCGGCTGGGGCAAATCTTTACTGGGGAATAAATACGCAGTCCCGTATTCAGGATCAGTCTGCGAAGTTGCGTCAGTATTACGGATCAGCCCCTTACGCTACGGCTATGTGCCGTCCTGCTTGGGACGGGGCTTCGACTTGGGCAGTTCTAAGCGATAACAATACGACTCAATGGGCTAGGTTTACGACTCAGGGAACATCAGGGTCAGGTATTATGCCCGTCGAGTTCGACGGAGCAGGTAAGTTAGGTTGGTCTAACTGGGCTTTCTATACACCGCCCGCCGCGAACTACTTTAGGGATATTATTTTCTGGCAGGGCTATTGGTTTGTAGAAGATTACAACGGCGTTATTTACAGAACCGCAAATATCGCTACCGCGTCGCCAACTTGGACGACAATGACGACGCTCGCAAACGTCAATAGCCCAATGTTTATCGCTAATAACGAGCTTTGGATTCTTTCGGGCGGTTACACTAGCTCGACAGCTTACAAACTATCAACACCGCTCGGAACTTGGGCAACAATAACTATGCCCGCTTCAAAACAAAGCAACAATATTGCTTATGGAAACGGAACTTACGTTATTTTCAACGGCGACGGAACAGTCTTTAGAAGCACTACTGGAGCTTCTGGCTCTTTCTCTTCAGTAAACACAGGATCGACAGCAAGTTACGCGTCAAGGCTAACAGGCGGATTTGGACCAAGTAACGGATAATGAGATACGAAATAGTAGACGGCGCAGTTCTAATTTTTGAAGGCGAAAGCGAAACGCCTTTTTTGTTTCAACCTACTTGGCCAGACGGCTCAGAATGGGCGGTAGGTGAAGCCGAAGCGTGGGCAGAGCAAGCGATTCTTGCTATGACTGACCCCGACGCAGACGACGCGGGGGACAGCCCGGACGCACCTACGAAGCCAAAATACGTTCCCGAAGTCGAAACAGAACCCGAAGCTCTACCCGAATAAAACTTGAAACCCTACGCCCGATACAAGAAAGAATCGACGCGTGGAAGAACAAGTCCCTATGTGGGCGCAAGAACTCATTAGAGAAGTAACTATCCTAAATGAGCGTCTGCCTAATCACATCACTTGGACTGAGCGCAACGTTCTCGATCACGAAAAGCGAATCCGACTGCTAGAGCAGTTCCGCTGGGCAGTTCTAGGCATAGCTTCACTATCGGGGCTTCTCGGTATTGTTCTCGCAAAATTGTTAGGAATCTAAAAATGTGGCAATTGCCCTTCCCCGTAGTATTCGACGAGTTCGGCTCACTTAGCCCAGAACGCAAACGCCTAACAGGTCGCCCGCATAGGGGTTGCGACTACAACGGGTTAGATCCTAAAACTAAGAAGAAGATTTACCCGTTCACAAAGAACACTCCACTCCCAGCGGTAAACAATGGTGTAGTTTCTGCTAACTATTGGTCCGAAATTCTCGGCTGGGTCGTCGAACTGAAAGTTGCTAACTGCCCTTGGGGTAAAGAGCAGAAACCCGCAACTCTTTTCTTTATGTATTGCCACCTAAACGAGCAGTCGCCGCTCAAGGTCGGAACTAAGGTCAAGTCTGGGGACTCTATGGGCGGCGCTGGAGCTACTGGGTCGGCTTCTAGCGGTGTCCACTTACACTTCACGCTTTCGAACGTTACTAAGGGCGGAGCGGTCGGCAAAGTTTGGGACGCTCACAAATACCTAACCCGCAGGGTCGCAGAACAGGAAGCAAAAGTAAATGGATAGTAGCAAGAAGATTCTTAAGAGTATTGGTATCCGTATTGTAGGTATCTTTATGGCTTTCTTTCTAACGGGTGCGGGTATCTCAGCGCCTACGCCCGTAGGGTGGTTCTGGGGTGGAATGATTGCCGTCGGAACTGTGCTCGGAACGATCGTAACTGTTCTTGGCGTAATCCTTATCTGGAAAGCCCACTGGACTTTAGCGGATATTGAAAAGACTTTCAGGGCCGTAGTCGCTCAACAGGCAGAAGATAACGAGAACATCAAGGACGCTTTGGAAATCGCCGAAATGGAAGAGTTCGACTGGGCAGATTACGGCGACCTAGACGACGAGCAGTAACTTTGCTTTCTTGGCTTATCGTCAAGCTTCTAACTATTCAGGCGCGTCTGCTTCTTCGCCGCGATAAGTGATTCCCGTTCTCTAGCGGTCGTCCCGCCCCAAACCCCGTCGGCTTCTTGGGCGGACAGGGCGTAATCTAGGCACTTTTGGATAACGGGGCAGGTCTGGCAGACGGCTTTTGCTTCCTTATTACTGGACCTTATGAACGCTTCGTCGCCTTCTGGGTAGTAGAGCAGGTATCTTTCGACGCAGGGCGGGTCTTGGCCTAGATTACGAATAGATAACGTTAGCTCAGAATAGAGTTTGCTTTGTCTGTGGCTCATAGTAAGTTTTACCCTAGCGTAAAGACAAACGCTGGAAGGGTTACTTATGAAAGAAATTACTCAGCACGATCAGATTACGGACGCAACCTGCTTGGGCGTTTTCGAATCGGGTTCGGTCGAGTGGCACAAGCTTAGAGAAGATTCTGGAGTCATTACAGGTTCTACGATCGGTTCGATTATCGGCGTGAACGAGTGGGAGTCTGCGGTTACACGCTACTACAAGGCGATAGGCGAAATACCTAACGAGATTCCTGTATCTACCGCTATGGCTCTTGGAACTCACTTCGAGCAACCGATTCTTGATTTCTTCGCAAAGACGAAACCTAACTGGACGTTCTATCGGACGGGAACTTGGGCAAGTGTTTTCGAAGAGTGGGCTAGAGCAAACCCAGACGCGCTATTCGTAGACGAGAACGGCGAACTAGGACTTATCGAAGTCAAGTTCT